CCCGTTTTGGGAACTGGTGGAGGAGCTCGACGTGCCGGTGATGATCCATCCGCCGCATCTCGGCTTCGGCGAGGAGCGGATGAGAGACTATCGTCTCGGGCACCCGGACAAAGCCGGACAATGCCGGACACAAAGACCTTGCTTTTGCCCATAGCATCGGCATATCTGTCCTTGTGTCCATTGTCCGGGACATGGGGTGACACGGCCAGACTGGCGGTCGTGTAACCCCGGTGTAACCCCGGCGAGCTGCCAATCTGTCGGGGTTGTGCCGACTGTGCCGACCAAAACGGGAGCACCGAGGAGACCCGAGATGGCCAAGGCCCTCACTGACATCCAGATCCGCAACCTCAAGCCCCGCGCCGTGCGCTACGAGGTGCCCGACCCAGGTGCCCGCGGTCTGCGCGTCGTGGTGCAGCCGAGCGGTCGCACGAGCTACGCCGTGCGCTTCCGCAACGCCGCTGGCCGCGCCCGCAAGCTCACCCTCCCTGCTGGCATCACGCTCGCTGCGGCCCGCAAGCTCGCAGCTGACGCATTGCTCGACGTCGCGCAGGGCAACGATCCCGCCGCGGGCAAGCAGACCGCCCGTAAGGCCGGCCGAGCCCGCGGCGACGACACCGTCACGCGGTGGGCGGACACGTTCATCGAGCGGCACGTCAGGCGCAACACCCGGCACAATTCCGCCCGCGCGACGATCGGCATCTTCCGCAACATCATCCTGCCCGCCTGGGGCGAGCGCAGCGTGCACGACATCGCCCGCCGCGACGTGATCGATCTGGTCGAGGGCGTCGCCGTCGATCGCCCAGTTCAGGCCAACCGTACCCACGCCGTGGTGGCGAAGTTCTTCAAGTGGCTTTGCCAGCGTGACGTGATCACGGCCTCGCCCTGCACCGGCGTTGACCGGCCGACGAAGGAGATGCCGTGCGAGCGCGTGCTCGACGACGATGAGCTGCGTCGGCTGTGGGCCGCGTGCGGGCAGCTCGACCTCTTCGCGACTGCCTGCGTCCGACTGCTGATCCTCACCGGCCTGCGGCGTGCCGAGATCGCGGGCCTGCGTTGGGATGAGGTCGGCGACGATGAGCTGGAGCTGCCGGTCGAGCGCATGAAGGGCCGGCGATCGCACGTCGTGCCGCTGTCGTCGCAGGCGCGGGCCATCATCGACAGCGTGCCTAGGCAGGGCGATCGTGTGTTCGGTCACCTGCTGGGCCGCGTCGATGCCATGAAGCGAAAGCTCGACCGGCACATGGGGGACACGCCGCACTGGACCCTGCATGACATCCGACGCACGGTCGCCAGCGACATGGCCAAGATCGGCATCGCGCTGCCGGTGATCGAGAAGATCATGGCGCACCGCAAGGGCAGCTTCGCGGGCATCGTCTCCGTCTACCAGAAGTACAGCTTCGCGCCCGAGATGGCGGACGCCTTGCAGCGCTGGGCCGATCACGTCGAGCAGCTGGTCACCGGCAAGAGTGCGAAGGTGGTGAAGCTCCGACGGCGCTAACGCAAATCTTATGGCGCCCCGGAATCGACTTGCGGAAGGCGTCGGGCGCCGCATAGGATGTGACCGCCCGACGACTGTGCCGGTCGCCGGGCGGTACTAACCTCGCGACATGGTGAGATCATGTCGGTTCGGCCGCGTCCAAGCTACCGCCGTCCGTATAGGCCGTGCAATGACCCGCGCGAGAAGGCGCGGGATGCTTGGCTAGCGTTGCGTCAGTCCCGGCCGCAGCCGCAGCCGCCGATCGAGAAACGATCCGCGCCCGCGCCCGCGCCATCGTTCGAAAAGCAACCCACGCCAGCCTCTTCGCCCGTTGGAGAACTCATAACCGAACGGCTCAACAACCCCATCACCGTCAAGCCGATCACCGTCAAGCCCGTCACCGTCAAATTCGACGAGAATGCCGCACCGGCCGCCAGCCCTAGCAAACAGGAGGAAAACCAGACCGCCATCAAACTGGCAGCGAAGGAGCTGAAAAAGAACCCCGAGCTTAAGCGAGATGAGCTGTACGATCGGCTTTTTGGTTCCGCGAACAAGCGACCGTTATCGCTGAAAGAGAAGGTCTGGGCCACGCATTGGACCCGGTCCAGGTTTCGACAGAAAGTCTGGAAGAAGGCTCGCGAGGGCGCGGGACTCGACGCGTGTGCGCCGAAGGGGCGCCGACCCGATAGATAAACGGACAACAAACGGTCAGGTAAACGGTCAAACAAACCAGGCCGACGAGTAAGCGGACAGCAAGCTGTCCGTTTTTCTTTTCTTTTAGTGTCCGATTTCTTGTCCTCTCCTGTCTGCGACGAAACGCGACAGGAGAACCCAGCCCATGTCGAGTCCCAAGCCGCCCAAAAAGCTGAACCACTCGCGCGCCGTTGCGGCGCGCTATGGTCAGAAGTCTACGCGCACTATCCGCCGCTGGGTCGTAGCAGGCACGTTCCCGCCGCCCGACCAAGTCATCAATGGCAAGAATTATTGGTGGGAAGAGACGCTGATCGCGCACGAGCGGCGCCTCGTCGCCGAGAAGCCGGCCGCTGTCGCCGCTACCGCCTAAACGAAGCGCGACCCAAGGGCCTCACCCTGGGTCGCGTTCGCATTCTCTGAAGCTCGTTCCACCCTGACAGATGAAAGGAGCATTGCGATGCTGCACATGCCACAAATCCCCTCCGTTGTCACTTCGCCCCGCGTCGTAACCGGCCCCCAGCTGAATAAGCTGGTCAAGAAAGCCTCGCCCCGAGATCGTGCCCTGTTCGCCGTCGGTCTCATCCGGGGTGAGATACAGGTCACTGGGCATACGCTTAAGCAGGCGACTGCGCTGACCGGCGCCTCGCTTGGGTACACCATAACGACCAACCGGCTCACGCCGGAAGAGCGCACGAAGCTTGAGCGCGGCTCTATCTCCCTGTGTCGCCTGCATCTCCGCCGCCGGCACACCGATGCTGAACTTGATCGCGTCGTTCAGACCTACGGCATCGATGCACTGTTTCAGGCGATTGACCGTGCGACCGCGCCGAGCGGCGGAGATGCCGTGATCCACGAAGCTGCGGAGTAGCCATTCAGGGGCGCTGCTCGCCAATGGGCAGCGCCCGCCCTCTGTTTCCAGGAGGCCGCGCCATGAAAAACACTTCGCATCTCACGCCCGGCTACGCCCCGACGCTGGCGATGCAGATCGCCAAGATGCGGCCTGGGCAGGCGCACTGGGCAGGAAGTGGCCCGCCCGGTCGGACATGCGCCGACTGCGATCACCTGGGGTACTGGCGAAAAATTCAGGACGCGGCCGGCAATGTCGTTTCGACGAGACAATACGGCGGCTGCGGAAAATTTTTCGTGCTCACCAACAGGCATGGACCGATTGTGTCGAAGAGCGCTGAGGCGTGTCGGCACTTCACGCCGCGAACCAATGAGGGGGAGCAGGTCATTATGAGCACAGGGAACCTCAAGATCATTTCCGCCGACGAGAGGCTTGCCGAAAAGAGCGGTCCCAAGATCTTGCTCGTCGGCCCTTCTGGTGTCGGCAAAACGAGTTTGCTGCGCACCTTGAGCAAGGAGATGCTGGCTTCGACCCTGGTCGTCGATATCGAGGCCGGGCTCAGCGCCGTGGATGGGCTGCAATTCGCCAGCGTACGGCCGCGAACATGGAACGAATGCGGAAATTTAGCTTGCGTGCTGGGCGGCTTTAATCCGGCGCTGCCCGCGAGCGCCGCATATAGCGAGGCGCATTACAACGAGGTGATGAAGAACCCCGAGCTTGCTGCGCTCGATCGTTATTCGATCCTCTTCGTCGATAGCGTGACCGCCGCTAGTCGCCTCTGCTTTGCCCATTGCGAGCAGAGCCCCGAGGCTTTCACCGACCGCGGTAAGAAGGACCTGCGCGCGGTCTATGGGCAGCACGGCCGCACCCAGCTCGGGTGGTTCAATCAGTTCCAGCACGCCCGCGAGCGCACCGTCATCTTCGTGGCGGTGCTGGAGAAGAATACCGACGAGCTGAATATTTCAACATGGCAACCGCAGATCGAGGGCGCCAAGACTGGGCGCGAGCTGCCAGCGATCGTCGATGAAATCATCACCATGCAATGGGTCGATTTCGGCGATCGCAAACCGACGCGCGCCTTTGTCTGCACCAATCCCAATCCGTGGGGATATCCGGCCAAGGATCGTTCCGGAAAACTCGAACAGTTCGAGCCGCCGAACCTTGGCGCGCTGATCGAGAAATTGACCAGCCCCGGTCAGCGCAAACCCTTCAACGTCGTTTCACCCGAGCAGCACGCTCAAAACTAGAGGAGGCATTCCTATGCCCTTTAACTACAGTGATGCACCACCGCCGCGGGATTTTGAGTTGATCCCGGATGACACGATCGCGACCATTGTTATGCATATTCGCCCCGGCGGTGCTGGCGAAGACAGCATACTCAAGCGCTCGGCGAAGGGCGACTGCGAAATGCTCGATATCGAGTGCGTCCTCGCCGATGGGCTCTACAAGGGGCGCAAGTTCTGGGAATACTTGATCGTGGAGGGCGGCACCACAGATGGGCACGCGAAGGCCATCGAGATCAGCCGCAGCAGGCTCAAGGCCATCCTCGATAGCGCACTCGGTCTCGACCCCAACGACAAGAGCGACAAGGCGCAGGCCGCGCGCACGGTGAGCTACAAAGATTTCGAGGGCATGACCTTCATCGGCAAGGTCGGCGTCGAGAAGGGCGGACCGAAGAAGGACAGCCCCGGCGAGAACTGGCCGGACAAGAACATCCTCGCGGGAGTGATCACGCCCGACAAGAAGGACTGGCACCCGGTCGAGCAACCGCCGCCCTTTAACGGCGGGGGCGCCGGGGCTCAGGCCGCGGCACCGGCGAGCACCGCAGCTCCATCGCGCGGCCGGGGTGGGCGACATGAGCAAGAAGGTCCGCCGCGTCGGAGAGGTCTCGATCTCCGCAATCGAAGACCAATGGCAACGCGACGCCACCGCCGCCGCCATTACAGCCATGCGTGGGGTCGTCCAGATGGACGGCCCCGTTCCGCCGGGCACGCCGATCGGCCGGCTGAGCGATACCGAATGGGGCTGGATCTTCTCCAGTGCGCTATTCGCCTGGATCGGTAAGCGCGCCGAGCAGGCGACCGCAGAGCAACTGGATGTCGAGCAAACCATCCGACTGACCGCGCTCGACCCCGAACCATGGGACGCGGGGGCGGTCGCGGCGATCTTGCCCGAATTGGCCAATGCCTGCGCCGATCTCGATTGGTCGAAACCGCTGACCGCGTGGTCGCGACTGCTCAAGGCCATGCCGCTGATCCGCAAGGCGATGGTCGCGCGTGATCTGAGCGACAAGGGCATCACCCGGAAATCGAGCGCGGCAACGATTGCGCGCCAGACCAACGCCGCGACGGGCGGACCATTGATGACGCCCGATGAATTCAACGACAATATCGGCATTTGATCAGAATATTTCCATGCTGAATTTGAACCGCGCCAATCTCTCGATCGAACCGATTAACGTCGCGGTTAACGACGCGATCGAGCGCGTGGCGAGCACCACGGCGGAATTGCCGCGTCCTTATCTGGGCGCGTCGATTGTCGGGCACGAATGCCTGCGGCGCATTCAATTCGACTGGTGGATAAAGCCCATCCTACCGGCGAGGACGCGCGAGATCTTCGACCGCGGGCATTATTTCGAGGAGCGCGCGCGGCGGCTGCTCGCGGCAATCGGATTCAAGTTCGCGCCGCCGGAAGCGCTGACCTTCAGCGTTGCCAATGGTGCGCTCCGCGGCCACGCCGATGGCATCATCGTTCACGGCCCCGATTTGCCGGGCGCCTATCTGATCTATCCGCTTCTGTGGGAGCACAAGGCGGTCAATGCCAAGAATTGGCGCGCCGTGGAACGCGATGGGCTGGAGAAAACCTTTCCGCAATACGCGGCACAGGTCGCGCTCTATCAGGCGTATCTCGACATGACCAATCCCACGCTGTTCACGGTGACGAACGCCGACACGTGTGAATGGCTGCACTTCCTCGTGCCATTCAATGCCGAGCGCGCGCAGCTGTGGTCCGATCGCGCCGTCAACATCATCGAGGCCACACGCGCCGGTGAATTACTGCCGCGGGGCTTCGATGACCCCGAGGACTAAGGTATGTCCCCACAAAGAGCGGTGCTGGAGGTGACGAGCCATGGCACTGCCGCGCGAACTCACCACACGTCGGGACGATCGTCACGGCTCTAAGCTTGGCGACATCTTTCGTCGGATGACGACGAACAGTGAGGGCGAAGCCTTTGCTGGGATGCGCGCCATCGCACGCTTGTTGGCGGCCCACGGGCAGACCTTCCACGAGCTTGCCGATCACCTTGAGAACGGCGGTGGTGGTCTAAGCGAAGACGACAAGAAAAAAATCCGCAGCGAGATCGAGAATGCACGCGCCATCGGTTACGCCGAGGGCGTGAAGGCGGCGGAAAGCAAGCAGCACGGCACCGGCGAGTTTCGCAATACCCGCTCGATTGGAAGGAAGTCGCGCTTTACTGCCAGCGCGAGAAGCACCGCCTTCCTAGCAAGCATCACGAGTTCATCGACGATATGGCCGCACGCACCGTGTACTGGGCGCGAGCCAACGCCGAAGCAGCACCAGTACCTACACAGCTTGTTCTACAAACTCGGAGGCAAGATCACATGAGCATCAAATCGTGAGCCAACATGTCATCGCCGGTATCGCCAACCGACTATGAAGTTGCGCTCTATCTGCAATGGCGGAAGGATCGCATTCCCGAGAAACATCACGAGTTTCATCGATCGTATGGTCGATCATCTCGCGCCGGTCGAGGCAACTCCCAAGCAGCGCGAATATTTGCAGAACTTGCTCATCAAGCTCGCGCAGTGAGGATCGGATAATGCCGCCGCAAGCACAGCCCAGTCCGTCTGCCGAACCTGACGCGCTTGAGTACGCGCGCAAGGGTCTTCCCGTTTTCCCTTGCAGCCCGCTCGACAAGAAGCCGCTCACGCCGCATGGCTTCAAAGACGCGACCACCGATGAGGCGCAAATCCGCGCATGGTGGGGAAAGTGGCCGAACGCAATGATCGCTGCGCCGACCGGTCCTGCGAGCGGCGCTTGGGTGCTCGATCCCGATGTTGATCCGGTCAAGCAGCTCGATGGCATTACCGAGCTGGCAAAGCTCACCGCGCAACACGGGCCGCTGCCGCAAACGCTGACATCGATCACCCCGCGTGGAGGCAAGCATTTATTTTTTGCCTGGGACCCCAACATCGATATTCGCAACAGCGAGAGCAAGGTCGGCCCCGGCATCGATGTGCGCGGCAATGGCGGCTATGTCATCTTGCCGCCGAGCCGCAACGGCACCGGCGGTGCGTACCAGTGGGACCCGAATAGTCCGCGGACGTTCGCCCCGGCGCCGCCTTGGCTGATCATGCTCGCCAAGGCGAAGAAGGTTAGCGCCTATGCCAAGGCGGCGCTTGAGCGCGAGTGCAAGGCCGTCGCCGCCGCCTTACCCGGTAAGCGCAACAGCACGCTCAACAAGGCCGCGTTCAATCTTGGTCAGCTTATCGGTGGCGGCGCCCTCGATGAGCAGGACGTGCGCGATCGGTTGTTCGAGGCGGCGGAGACTTGCCAGCTGGTCGCCGACGACGGTGCGACATCGGTCGAGGCCACGATCGAGAGCGGCATCACGGCCGGCAAGAAGCAACCGCGTAGTCGGCCGCAGTCACCATCGCAGAGCGGTGCCCAGCCTATCATTCAGCTCGCAGACGGTGAGCTGCTTCGCATTCTCACGGAGACCGAGGATGCGCTACTCGCGTCGGGCTTACCGGTCTTCTCGCGTGCGGGGACGCTGGTCGAGCCCGTTACCGAGGTCATGCCAGCGGCGGATGGACGCAAAACCACGGTCGCGCGTTTGCACGAACTCTCGCCCGAAAGTTTCTTGCCCGTGATCGCCGAGGCTGCCGGGTTTCAGAAATGGGATTACCGGCGCAAGCGTCTGGTCGATACCGATCCGCCGCTGCACTATGTGCGCGTGCTGCTCGCGACCAAGCGGCGCTGGCGGCTCCCACACGTGAGCGGCATTATCACCATGCCCACGCTGCGCCCGGATGGTTCGCTGCTCGCCGATCCCGGCTACGATCCCGAGACCGAGCTTTATTTGCAGCCGGGATTTCAAATTCCGCCGATCCCGGAGCATCCCACCAAGGATCAAGCGCTCGCGTCGCTCAAGCTGCTGACCGATTTGCTGTCTGAATTCGGTTTCAAGCGCAGCACCGGCGGCGAGCATGAAATGCGGCTCAACCGCTCGGTCGCGCTCTCGGGATTGCTAACCCCTTTGGTTCGCGGCTCGCTTCCTACCGCACCGATGCATCTGATCGCCGCCCACATGGCGGGAACCGGCAAGAGCTATCTCGTCGATATCTTCGCCGTGATCGCCACCAGCCGGATTTGCCCGGTCATCACCGCGTTCAAGAGTGCGGAGGAAACCGAGAAGCGTCTGCACGCGATCGTTCTAAGCGGCATTCCGATGATCAGCCTCGATAACTGCACGCACGATCTCGGTGGTGAATTTCTCTGCCAGATGACGGAACGGCCGATCGTTAAGATCAGGATTTTAGGTCGCACCGAGACGCCGGATTGCGAGGTCCACACCGCGGCCTATGGCACCGGCAATAACGTCACTTTCAAGGGCGACATGGTTCGCCGCGGGATGGTCTGCAATCTCAAAACGCTCGACGAGCGGCCAGAGCTGCGGAAGTTCAAGCGCAACACGTTGCGGCAGGCCGGGGCGAACCGGGCGACCTACGTTGCCGCTGCGCTCACGGTGATGCGCGCCTACATCGCGGCCGGGGCGCCCGAGGTGTGCGGACCATTCGCCAGTTATGCCGAGTGGTCGAGCATGGTGCGCAGCCCGTTGGTCTGGCTGGGCGAGCCCGACCCGGTGGCGAGCGTCGATACAACCCAAGCGGAGGACCCCGAGCTTGCCGATATCCGTGAGCTGGGCGAGTGGTGGCGAGGCGAGCTGAAGCTCGACGAGAATTACCTGAGCGCCCGTCTGGTCGAGATCGCGAACGAGGTCCCGCGCGGCTTCAACGTCAATTCGCTCAAGGATCTACTCCTGCGCATCGCCGGCGATAAGGACAGCACCATCTCGACCAAGCGTCTGGGCGAGTGGCTGCGCCGCAACAGTGCGCGCGTCGTGCGGCTGCCCGATGGTCACAGATATTGGCTGATCCGAAGGCAGGCCGCGTCCGGTCGCGCCGCTTTTTGTCTCTCAGAGGTCAAATAATGGTGGGACCTATAGGACCCTTTGGACCTCTGTCAGCACCTCCATCATTTTGTCACTGACATCTCGCGCGTACTCTAGATGGAGGTCCAAAGGGTCCAACCGGTCCAACCAGAATGAAAGGGGTAACGGCCATGTCCGACATCACGAACCGCGGCGAGGGTGCGCCGACAATTCCAACCCGGAGCGAACTCGACACCTTCCTCGCCGATCTCAAGACGCGCGCAGCCCCGAGCACGCGGGGACGCCTCGTCTTCGCCCTCGATGCTACGGCCAGCCGGGAAGCAACCTGGGACACCGCCTGTACGCTGCAAGCCGACATGTTCCAGGAGGCCGGCCGTCTCGGTGGCCTTGAGATGCAACTCGTCTTCTACCGCGGCCTGGGCGAATGCCGCGCCTCACGCTGGATGAACGAGAGCGCCCATCTCGCTAAGACCATGTCGCAGATCATGTGCCGCGCCGGTCATACCCAGATCGAGAAGATCCTTAACCACACCGCCAAGGAAACCAAGCTGCTCAAGGTGAGCGCGCTCGTGTTCATAGGCGACGCCCTGGAGGAAGACCCCGACGTCATCCTTGGCGCAGTCAATACCCTCGGTCAGCTCGGCGTGCCTGCTTTCATGTTCCAGGAGGGGCGCGATCGCGAAGTCGAGCAGACGTTCCAAGACATCGCCCGCTTGACCCGCGGCGCCTACTGCCGCTTCGATCCCGGTGCAGCTCGACAGCTGGCCGAACTCCTGAGGGCGGTCGCGGTCTATGCCACCGGCGGATTGACTGCGCTTGCGAACCAGAATACCGCCATCGCGGTTAAGCTACTGGGGCAGTTGAAGTAGGTTCGTTTCACGTAAATGACCGGAGCATTCGGAAGCGCTCAAGGGGCACCGAAATGGTCTGCTCGTCAGTTCCTAGAAAATCATCCGATATTGCGCGTCGGTGGTCTTCGAGGAACCGAGGTCGCTGTCACTGTCAACGGTCATAAACAGGTCATCCGGCTTGAGCAGGAATTGACGTTCGGTATCGGACGCACACAACGACAACGTCCGTGGTTCCACTGTCCTGTCTGCGATCGCAGATGCCGTACGCTGCACGAGAAGGACGAAACCTCTCTCGTGTGTCGGCTCTGTTCTGGGTACGACTACCGTTCCAGACATCGCAATCGCAACCTTCCGGCGGCAAACAAGGTCAGAAGGGTGGCCGGCTTGCCATCCAGCGCCCTCGCGCGCGAGGCGCTTGTTGCCCGAGCTGAAATCGCTAGACTGCTTCGCGCTACGATCCGCGATCTCGAACGCAGAGCCAAGCGAGGGAAGCGATGACCGATAGTCCTAAGGCAGATGAAGCCCGAGACGATTTTATCCTCCAGGAACGGCTCTCTGGCCGTTCTGCGCGCAGCATAAGCAAGGAGCTTCGTTGCACCACTACCGAGGTGGACGAGGCGCTGGATCGTGTGCTGCCCAAGATCGATAACACTGCGAAGCTGAGGATCATCGCGCTCGATCTGGACCGCCTCGATCAGTTGTTGAAGACATTTTTCGCCCGCGCCATCGAGAAAGTTGATGCCCAAGCCGGCCTGCTGGTTGTGAAGATCCTCGAACGGAAAGCCGCATTGCTCGGCCTCGACAGCCCGCAGAGACTTGATGTTGTCCAGGTACAGCAGCAGCAGCCATCGCGCTTCGATCGGCTTTACGCCCGGATGATGGAGATCAGGAATGAAGCGCGATCGGCCGGCGATGACGAGGGTGATCCTGCCAGCAATGGCAACGGTTCCGATCGCTCCAGCTCGGAGTAGGTCGTTTAACTGTCAAGTTTACGATGCTTGGCGGTGTCCTTAGGACCCCTAAGAAACCCGCATAAATGGCTCAGTCAGGTTCTCCGACTGTCAAGAAAGTAGTCGTTAGTTCGTCAGTCCAACCCCCCGTCTGGGTGGGGGTGCTGGGTGGCCTTGATCGGGATTGCTCGATGCTTCGAGCTCGACCAGATCCTCGACTTCGGTCTCGATCTCGACCGCAACCCCGGGGGGCTTTCGTCGGCGGGCGTGACGATCGTCCCGGGCGGGTGTGAGTAGGGGTTCCGCAGACACGACCCCCTAGGGGTCCTTTTCAGATTTCAGGTCGAGGACCCCTCATAAACCCCTGTCCCCGCTAGCGGAGGAGCGTCTAGGACGCGTTAACGTATGGCGTCCTCCGCCGGTCAATTTGCCCCTTCTCGCGCAGCCGTCGCGCCGATCGTCTGGGCGATCACCGGGGGCGCTGGGTTATGCCGTGACCTTGGCGACGCGCATACCGGCGCGCTGCTGGTACGCCCTGATCTCCTCGCGCCATTCTGCGAAACCAGGCTCGCCCTGCGCGAGGGTCAACTTTCCCGGCAGCTCGATGCCCGCGTTCTTGGCATTAGCTTTCAAGGCGGAGAGCGCGCGGCCGATCGAGATGAAGGCGAAGGAATAGACCGAAGGGCCGGCCTCCTCGATGATCTTGTGGACCTCACCGAGCAGAATGCGATAGCGCCGCTGCGCCGAGCTTTCGTCGTACGACATCGACATCCATGCGACGCCGATGGCCAGCATTGGATAGGTCGTCGGATATTTTTTGAGCCAGCGCTCGGCCTTCGTCACCAACTCCAACCAGGGGTCCCACTTCACGCGGATCACTTCGGTGGACTGCCGTAGTGTGAGCCCGCAAGTTCTGCTGAGCATGCTCGATAGAATTGTTGCCACGGCATCGAGCACGAAGTATTCGCCGTGCGTTGGCCGCTCCGTCACGCCGAACGCCCACGCGGCTTCGCCCGTTCGAACGCGCTGGTCCAGCGTCGAGCTTTTCATTCCGACGAGCGCGAGGTACGTGTCGCGGGGGATAGTGAGCATGGTTGGCACCTGGGTTGCGCCTCTGGGCAATTCCGGGGTAGTCTAAGATTATAGCAGGGCGCCAGCTGCACGCAACGAACGCGAACGCAAACGGATGGAGACCGTCCGATGGCGCACGAAAGCAATCTCGCCGCTCTCGTCGAAGAGGTTAAAGCCGCGCGCCTAGCCTTCGAGGCGGGCCACTGGTTCTTCTCCCAGTCCGTCTTGTCGTGCGGCCAATATTACTCGGCGACCCAGGCTATCTTACGTAAGATCATCACGGAAACGACCCGGTCTGCGGAACCTCTACCCGCCCGCCTCGACGCCGATCGTCACGCCCGGCTAGCGAAGCCTCGAAAGAGTCGAGCCGCCGCGATCATGCGCGCGATCGGATGCTCAGTATCGCAATGATGGCTTTGCTGCTCATCGACGCTGACGCCAAGCGCCGGTCGAGCGCGCAAGGGAGCCAGGCGGCGAGGGCCAGCAGAAGCTGGTGCGCGGTCCACCCTAGGCACGGCAGCGAGAACTGCGGCTATACGTCGTTCGATCAATGCTGGGCGACGATAGGGGCGGAAGGCGGCTGGTGCCGCCCCAATCCATTTTCGGCCATGCCATACGGGACTGGCTACACCTGGTCAGGTCCGAAACGCTAGAGCTGCACCCATGGCCCTGACGGTTCGGCAAAAGCGTGCGCGCAACGCGGTCTATCAGGCGCGATGGCGAGCGAAGCGCGAGGCGTTGGTGCGCAGTCATCCTGAGGTGGCTGAGTTTGAGCTCATCCATGCGGCGGAGCGGTGTGCCGGGCTCTCCGACGGGGAGCGGCAGCGATTGGCGGACCGGCTTGCGGATGCGGCGCTGGGGCATTTGCGGCGTTCGCAGGAGCTTGCGCGGATAGCGAGGAGGGTTCGGGATCTGGCGCGCTAATGTCTTGGGCGCGGCGGCAACGTGACCTTCAGCCCGAGGCCGAGGACCTCTTCGAGGCGCGCGTCAGGATCTGCTCGACGACGACCCGCAATACCTGCAATGGCTCATTGGACAGGGATGGTTCCGCTACAAATTCGCTGGCCTGTCGACCGGCCCGATCGATGCGAAAGGTGCCTTCACTTCCGAAATCGATCTGCCGCCCATAATCAAGCCCGGTCCGCTCAAGACCGTCGCCGAGGCGGACCGCCCGCATCTCGTCGACCAGCTGGCATGCGCCACAAATATCTGCCGCTGCGTCACGATCCGGCCACAGGAGCCATATCCTCAGGCGGCCGCTACCTGTTCGGCGGCTATGAGGACGCGACCAAGTACCGCGACTTTCTTGAGGCGAAGGTCTTTCCCAGTGAACAGACAACCTTCTGGAAGCGTCCGTTCTTCTTCAACACCGTCCGGTTCGCCTGGTGCGTGACTGGCGCGCACGATGTCGCGCCGATCGCCACACATGATCTCAATCGCTTCGAACGCTACAGCGTGCCCGATACAAAATTCGAAGCGCGTTTGCCAGAACTGTTTCCCGCGTTTCTCGAAGCAGCGCGGCGGCTCGATCTCGCCCACGTCTCGCTGATGTTCCAACCGGAGCACAACTTGGTCGGCGTGCTCACCGCCGCCGCCCGGGAGGGCCGCCAAGCACCCAGTTTCGAGACAGTACGGCTCTCCACCGACGCGCTGGCCTTGCGCGGCTCGGTGTCGGAGGCGCGTCTGATCGGATCTTTGATCGAACCAGCCTCAACCTGGCCATTTGGCTGCCGTTGTCGGAGCAGGCCGGCGGTGAGCCAGCGATCTGGCCCAACAGCCCGCCGATCC